CCAACAACGAACTTCAAGTCCTTGTCAAACAAGTCGGCAAAAAAGACTATCAGTACAAGTGTAAGGATGCGCCCCTCAATAGCTTCTGCAATTCGGGCCTATGTCGATCGCGCAAATATGGCATCGGAGGAAATGGTCCTGATGCGCCTCAAATAGCATCCCTCTCCAAGTACGCATCCGATCCCCCACTGTGGTTCTTGGATGTCAACGGTAAGCGTGTGGAGCTGGAAACAGATAGCCTCTTCACCCAAGCCGCATTCCAAAAAGCATGCGTTGAAAAACTCAACGTGCTGCCGCCTACCTTGCGCAAGCAAGACTGGGAGAACATGCTCAATGCACTGCTCAAAGAAATGGTGGAAACAGAACAGATCGCCGAGGCCAGTGAGGACACCAGTCTCAATGGCCGCTTCATGGACTTGCTTGAGGAATTCACGACCCACATGCAGCAAGCAATGGACCGCGATGAAATTCTGATGGGCCGCCCATGGCGCGATGACGACGAGGCCAAAACCTATTTCCGGATGAAGGACCTTGACAACCACTTGAAGCGCAATAACTTCGTGGGCCTGACAGCTCCTAAGATGGCCCAGCGCCTGCGCGACATTGGTGGTGAGCCTATCCCACTGTTGCTCAAAGGACGTGCTGCCAGATGCTGGCGTATACCAAGCTTTGGTAAACAGGATGCGCCGTTCGAGACACAAACCACGCGCACTGAAGGGAGCCCATTTTGACGCTCAAGATTGATGGATTTGATAACTGCATCATTGGTCCCGCCTTTGTGTGGGACAGCAGTGGCACCCAAACCATGGTGCTGGTCTACGATGCAGAGGAGATCAGGGATTTGCTGATGTCGCGTGACGGCATGGATTTCGGGGAAGCCCGGGAGTACATTGAATACAACATCGAGGGTGCCTACGTTGGCCCAACGACCCCGATCCTTGTTTGGAAGCACGACGAGTTCTACGGGGAAATGGATGACTGACATCCACAAAATCTTTGGCCCACCCGGTTGCGGCAAGACAACTTATTTGCTCAACATGGTGGACAAGGAGTTGGAAGCAGGCGTTTCCTCTGCAAGGATTGGCTACTTTTCTTTCACCAGAAAGGCCGCCAACGAAGCGCGGGACCGGGCCATCCAAAAGTTTCCCCAGCTCAACGCCAAAACCGACTTCCCGTATTTCCGCACACTGCATAGCCTTGCATTCCAATGTCTTGGCGTGCGAGCAGATGACATCATGCAGGCTGAGCACTTCAAAGAGTTTGCTGCTCAAGCAGGCATTGAGCTGAGCTTGTCCCACGACACCGAAGTTGACCTTGTCAAGCCTGACAACCCCATACTGAACGAGATCAACATTGCCCGCATCAAGGGCGAGGACTTGCGTACGCACTACAACAAGTGCGGCTTAGACATTGAGTGGCATCACTTTGAATTTGTGGAGCGGACCTACCGCCACTACAAACGTAGCAAGAATTTGTTGGACTTCACCGACCTGCTGGAGATGATCGTCAACGAACCCGAGCGCCTCCCCATGCTGGAAGTGCTGATCGTGGACGAAGCACAAGACCTTTCCCGCCTGCAATGGATGATGGTGGAAGCCCTGACCGTGAGATCAAAGCGGACATTTCTTGCCGGTGACGATGACCAAGCCATTTTCTTCTTCGCCGGTGCAGACGTAAAAAGCTTCCTCGCCTTTGAGGGTAGCGTGACAATCCTGAACCACTCCTACCGCGTCCCTGCCAAGGTTCACAGCTTGGCCAACAACATTGTCAAGCGCATCCGTGAGCGACAACCAAAGCAGTGGGAGTCCAGAGAATTCGAGGGCCTTGTCAAGACCTATCATCGGTTTGACGATGTTCCCGTAGAAAGCGGCCAATGGCTCATCATGGCCAGCACCAACTACATGCTCAATCCCATCCATGAATGGCTCAAATCCATCGGTGTATTGTTTGAGCGCAACGGGGTCCCCAGCTTGTCCCCACAGATCGCCCAAGCTGTGTCGGACTGGGAACGCCTACGCAAGGGCCAACCACTTGGCTTCACCAGCGTCCAGACGGTGTACCGGTATCTCGACACCAGCGCCGTGGCCCGGGGCTACAAGACATTCAAGACTGGTGACACCAACGGCCTGTACACCATTGATGAGCTGAAAGAAAAGCACGGCCTCCTGACCGATGTCATTTGGCATGAGGCTCTTACCAAGATTGCTGACGACAAGAAAGATTACCTAATCTCCTTGCTGCGCCGAGGCGTGAAGCTCTCGCAACAGCCAAGGGTGCGCTTGTCTACCATCCACGGTGCCAAGGGCGGCGAGGCGGACAACGTCATGCTGCTGATGGATCTTTCACCAAAGTTCGCCAAAGAATATGCAAGCAACGCGGACAACGTCCACCGCTTGTTTTATGTCGGGGTCACCCGCGCCAAACAATCTCTGCACTTAGTGCTGCCGAAACACACAGAAAAAGGATTCCGACTGTGAAAACCATGCCCCTATTCCCAACGATCACCGAATGGGTGCCGCCGGAAATCTTCCCCAATTTATCTACAGCCAAGGAGATTGCAATTGACCTCGAGACTTGTGACCCGAATATGGAATCTTTTGGGCCGGGATGGCCCCGTAATGACGGCTTCATTGCTGGTTACGCTGTGGCTGTGGACGGTTGGAGCGGATACTTTCCTGTTGCTCACGGTGGTGGCGGCAATCTTGATAAACGCCTTGTTGAACGCTGGGTAAAAGACGTATTGGCAACGCCCGCCGACAAGATCATGCACAACGCCGCCTACGACTGTGGGTGGCTCAGGGCCAGTGGATTCACCGTCAACGGCAGGATTGTCGATACCATGCTCGCCGCGCCCCTGATAGATGAGAACCGATTCAATTACTCTCTGAATTCTCTTGGCTTTGATTACCTCAAGGAAGTCAAGTCCGAGGCTGCATTGAAGCAGGCTGCTGCTGATTTTGGCGTGCATCCTAAGAAAGAGCTGTGGAAACTCCCCGCCATGTATGTCGGGGAATACGCCGAGCAGGACGCGGCGCTGACCCTGAAGCTGTGGCATCACTTCAAAATAAAAATGCGGCAAGATGAAGTTGAGTCAATCTTCAACCTCGAGACCGAAGTCTTCCCGGTCCTCATGAACATGACCCAGCGCGGCATCCGCTTTGACCGAACCAAAGCCGAACAGTTGATCGATCGCCTGCAAAAACGCGAAAAAGAGATCTACCAAGAGCTGAAGTCTGCCTGTGGAGCAGGTGTGGATATCTGGGCTGCCCAGTCCATTGCCTTGGCCTTTGACAAGCTTGGCGTGGCTTATGGCAAAACAGAAAAGGGACTGCCGAGCTTTACAAAAGGGTTCTTGGAAACCTGTGAACATCCTGTGGCTAAGTTGATCGTGGAAGCACGTGAGACCAACAAGACGCATAGTACGTTCTTGCAACCGTACTTGGACTTCAGCGCCAAGACTGGACGCATTCACCCGCATGTGAATCAGATGCGCAATGAGGACGGCGGCACGGTGACAGGACGGCTGTCTATGGCCAACCCAAACTTACAGCAGGTTCCTGCCCGCCACGAAATCATTGGCCCGCTGGTGCGGTCTCTCTTTCTACCTGAAGAGGGCCAATTGTGGGCATCAAACGACTTCAGTTCACAAGAACCGCGATTGTTGGTGCACTACGCCCATCTGCTGGACTTGCCGGGTGCGGAAAAGATGGTGGACGCGTATCACAACGACCCCAACACCGACTTTCACCAAATGGTGGCGGACATGGCTGGGATCAAACGCAAGGCAGCCAAGACGATTGGTTTAGGCTTGATGTACGGCATGGGCAAGGGCAAGCTTGGCGGCGAGCTGGATCTATCAGCAGACGAGGCTTCTGAGCTGATCAACACCTTCCATACCAAGGTGCCGTTCCTTAAAGGCACGGTGAACGCCGTCATGAAGCGAATTGAGCACCCAGCATCGGGCGGGTCCATCCGAACCCTGCTGGGGCGCAAGTGCCGCTTTCCACTGTGGGAGCCGGTAGAGTGGGGCGTGAACAAGGCGCTGCCGCGTGAGCAGGCAGTCATTGAATATGGCCAACGGATCAAGCGTGCAGGCACGTACAAGGGTTTGAACAGGCTTATCCAAGGGTCAGCCGCAGATCAAACCAAAGCGGCCATGGTGGCCCTCGCCAAGGCCGGATTTGACCCCATCTTGCAGGTACATGATGAGCTGGCGCTGTCGGTGACAAGTCGGGAGCAAGCACAGGCTGCTGCCGAGATCATGGCCAATGCTGTGCGCTTAGAAGTTCCCAGCCGCTGTGACGTAGAGGTAGGTCCGAGCTGGGGTGAGGCCAAATAAAAATGCCGGGGGTGCTGAAACACTCCCGGCATTCCCCCCGCTCTAACAGGGAAGTTTTTGACAACTAGGTCTCAACGGCCAAATCCTACCAGCTTTTTGGCTTTTTCCCACAAGCTTGTGCTTTTGGTAATTGACATCTCGACCCATGAGCCGGGTTTGACATCTTCAAACAAATCAAGCTGCGTGATTGTGAACCGATACTCGCCCTTGCCCCTTCCGGGGACAAGGACCGCTTCAATCTTGCTCTCCTTGGCCAAGGCCAAGCCCGCACGGCGGACCACGGAAGAATGCATCTGCGCCCATTCTGCGATCTCAGTGGTTTTGCCCGTGTAGTTGTGCTTGCGCAAAGCTTGGAGGATCATGGCCCGCGCCTCTGCCGGGGCAATCTTGACAGGCGTTGGCTTGATCATCGCTCGCGTCCTTGCAGCCGGTCAGCGATCAAGGTAGCGTAGCCAGCAATGTCAACCCAGTGATCCACAACATCGGGGTTGCCGTTGACGATGCGGCCAATCTTGTGAACGATCATCTCCAACGCCTCCCACTGGTCATCAGCAAAGAATTTGTTGTGCTTTGCAGCATGCTCGGACATGGATCGTTTGATCGACTGCATCAAAGCCGCGCCGTCTTTAAACTTACCGTAGCTCTGCGCCCGGGTGTCCAAGGTTGCGTTTACATCGGGAACAGGGGGCATGGGAACCATCTCGGGCGGAGCAAAGACTCCGATCTGATTGTCCAGCGCCTTCTTGCGCAACTGGTAGCCCAACGAGGGGGTAATGCCAAACTTCTTGGCAACTGCTGCTACCTTGGCCTGCGGATGGTTCATGATGTATTCCATGAACTTCTTTGATTTACTGCTTTGCGTTTTCATATCGGTGCGTCCTCTGTTTCAGTTAATAAAAAATACCGCCGAGTTTTTTCGGCATCCTTCTCATGCTTTCTATGAAGCATTTCCAATATTTTTGGGTCTACCCGCTCGAACGGATTCCACCCGTTTTTTTCTAATAGCATTGAAACGGTCTCGACCCTCTTGTTTGATCGTTTCCGGGGAGACCGTAATTTCTTCGGTTGTAAATTTATGTCCGTTTCCACACTCTCTCCTTCTTCTGTATCTGGTTGTACTGGATCGCGTCTCAAGGATCACGGACCACGCGCCGCATTCAGGACAATTCATTTAGCTTGTGCCTCTGTGCAAGGGTGTTGTTCCCCCTCTTTTTTGGTTATAAAAATAAGATGGCATTGCGTGCAGCGCCAAAGAGTGCCCTCTTCTACAACAGTACGGCGCACGCCTCGCGGACCACGGGCCTTGCCAAAGAAAGTTTTTATCCTCTCAAGCATTTTGTTTTCTCCATCGTCTACACAAATCTTTTGCTTGCCTGCTCTTGGGTTTCCTGTCGCACATCTCGCTTATGGATTTCTTCTTTGCTTGCACCCGCAACATGTGTGGCGTGACTGGTGGTGGCGGGTCAGGGAATAAGCCATGCCAACCTACTGTGCCTAGCACAGCACTAAGAATGAGTTTGTCAATCATGCTAGGCCCCAAAAATCAAATATACAAGTAACTGCCATGCCACCATTGCGGCAATAGCGGCTGTTACTGCTGTACCCACAACATAAACTGTGGGGTAGTTGTCCATTAAATAATGAGTGAGTCGGTCAATCATGCGTTCTTCTCCTTGATCTTGGCTTCTATGGCATCTGCAAACCTCACCCAAAACGGCTTGCTGTTAACAATCTGTTTGACTTGGTCATAAATAAAAGATTGCTCATCATCCGTCAGCCCTACCCATGTGCGCTTTGGCGGCAAAGAAGATATGGCTAATACATCATGGGCTTGTCTAAGCAAAGCGCATACGCTGTTGTTAGTTTCAATCCACTTGTGTTCTTCGTCTGTCATGTGTTCTTCTCCTTGAGTTTGGCTTCGATGGCTCTTGCACGCCCTTCTGCTGTGATGTAGTTGTCCAGTAGATCATCACGCTCTTCATCCGTCAGCCCAACCCATTCACGCTTTTGAAAAGGTTGCATTTCGTAGAGTCGCCCGCCCTGAAAAGCCTCTGCTATCAACTTGAGAATTTCAGGGGATACAGCGATTTGGTACAGGTGGTTTTCTCTCCACTGTTCAAACGGGGATTTTTGATTCATGTGTTCTTCTCCTTGAGTTTGGCTTCCACCATGTCAATCAAATTACTAGGTGTTCGGCAGTTGTCATAAAGCCATTGCGCTTCCTCATCAGTCAGCCCTGCCCATGTGCGCTGTGGTGGGGTGGTGTAGAGTTTTGTTCCCTCTGGTATTGGATACGAAGAACGAAAAATGCTAGTAAAAAACCCTGGGTAGATGCTTTGTGAAGCGCAGCTTAAGGTTTCACCCACAGGCTCTTGCTCTGGCTGTACCAACTTGCAATCAGGATGATGGTCAGTCCAAACACAATTTGCATCGCAGAACTTCTCCACAGGCTCTTGGCTTTCCAACTTTGCAATGGCTTGGCGTAGGGACATGATTGCCCGTACAGATTTTCCTTGTTTACCAGTTGCATTTAAATCCCAATCTGTTGAGACTTCCAACACCTCAAGCGCCTGTTTCAATACTTCAATCATGCTTGTCCCCTTGCTCCGTGAGCCGTGCTTCTAGCCTCTTAATCCGTTCTTCGTTGTACTGGATCGCGGCATTGGCGTACTCTGCCGCTGTCTCGGCCTCCAGCTTGCGTAAATATGCGTCCTGTAGTTCGGCGTAGATCACCTCGGCGATGGTCTTGGACCTGAGGATGTCTTTGACGTACTTGATTGTTGTTTCTCTGAAGTTCATAGCTTCTCCTTAATGGCTCCCGCCAAAATATCAAACCATTCCTGCGTGGCTTTACCTTTGCCCATTCCCTCCAACGGCATGATGGCGGGGCGCAGTTCTTTAATGAGTTGCAACACCTCGTTGATGGCATCGTTGCGAATGCCGCCATTCATAATTCTTGTTACATCAGATTGAGTCTGCTTTTGCATTCCATCAATAAACCCAGTCTCATAACCACGTTGGTACTCCGTAAGAGTATGCACAGCCGCCATCACCGACTCTTTTCGTTGCTTTGCTTGTCGTTCAATCTCGTTGAACGCTTCATCTTCAGGGTCCAAGAACCTAGATTCAGTCATCATCAATCTCCATTAGTTACGGTCATCGCCGTTTTTTTAACGGTCATCGCCGTTTTGCAAAAAATCAATCGTCGCTATCAACATCGCCCCTATGGCCACGACGAACACGCCGCCAAGGAACAGAATCCCCACCCACGTCAATACATTTAGTAACATCTTTACTCTCCAAAGTAATAATGCGCTGGCGGAGCATGTCGTTCTCTACAAGCAACACGCGCCACGCATCAAGGACCAGTTTCGTATCCTCGTCCATTTACGTAACCCAAAGA